CCGCCCCCAGGGCGGCCCCGACCGATCGGCGTCGCCGTCTTGCTTTCTCTCTAAATTGGAGGGGTTCTCCAAGGGGACGGAGTCCCCTTGTGGGGACTCCCTCCCCTTATAGGGGAGTGTAAGGCTAACACTCCGTTCCGCATGGACGGAGCCCGGTCTGCGGCAGCACGCCGGGCCAGACCCACGGATCGTCCATGCGGAACACTCTTCCGCGGCGCCTGAACCGGGGCAGTGGAGAGAGCGTTCCGCATGGTCAGAAGAGCGGATCGGCGTCAACCCGGGGCTCATGCGGGGTGCCGGGCTGCTCGGGCCGGGGATCCTCTAGCCCGTCCATGCGGAACTGTCTTCCGTGAGGATCAGTGTTCCGCATGTGAGTAGCCAGGAATCCTTGCGGGCACGCGCCAAACACGGAGTGGTTGTAGGCGTGAGCGGCCTCCGCGTCGGCCTGGTCCAGCACGTCAAGGAGGGCCTCGCACGACGCCGCCAGGGCCTCGTCGCCGGGGAGGGCACGTTCGATGGAGCGGCGTAGGTCGATGACGCCCCAGGCGGCCGTGTGGATGTGGGAGATGATGCGTAGCGCGGCCAGCTCGGAGTCCGGGGAGCCGCTCGGTGACGATGATTCCATGCCCTCTATTCTACTCGGGCACGACTAATGCCCCCTACCACCGGCGGGGGCTGGACATGGCGGTATTCGACTATGGGGCCGGGCGGCTGCGGGCGCCCAGGCGGAGGGTCAGGTCGTCACTTAGCGAAGCGCTTGAGCAGGCGCCCTTCGGGGTCTCGGCAGGTTTCCACACGTCCAATTTCGCCGGCGTGCTCTAGCTCGAATATGCGGGCCATCCGCCAACCGTCCCAGCCGGGGACGGGCCGGGCCATCATCCTAGAGCGCTGATCGGCGTCGTAGCCGCGGATCCGAAGTCGCTCTTCCATCTGGGAGACCATCTCGGGCGTGTAGACACGGTCGCACGGCCGCTCCCTCGCCGGCGGCGCCTGCACAGGTGCCATCGCAGCGGGCTGCGGAGCGGCGGGAGCCGGGGCCGGAGTCTCGGGCGGCTGGGGTGCGTGCTCGATCTTGGAGACCCGCTCCCTGTAGGCCTTGTACCGGGCGACGGCGGCGTCCTTCTTACGCTTGACCCACTCGCGGAGGTTGATCCAGGCCAGATAGGCCCGTTTGTCCACGCGGATCCACGACGGGCGAGGGCAACCGTCGGGGCCGATCCCGCCCCGCTCCCAGCTGATCAGCCCCGCCTTTTCGAGTCTTTTGAGGCCCTCCCGGGCCCACCGGTCGGTGATATGGGACGCGATGGCGACCTGGTAGGCGGTGGTGCGGCCCTCCGCCGATTTCGACGGCAGGCACACGGCCAGGCCCTGCATCGCGTAGGTCATGCACCGGTCGAACCCACCCCAGCCGCGCTGGGCGTGGGAGCGGGTGAGGGACGTGAGGGGCGCGCGTGCGTTCATGCCCTCACGCCGCGGATCCTTGTTCTTCTTACTCATCTTCTCTCTCCTTTCAGATGAGCCGGATCGTGCCAGTCTACACGATCGCAGTAGTGGACATCGGAGTCGGTCGGGCCGTCGGCGGTTTTGAAGCCCGAGACCCACAGGGCCGGAAACCTCCCGTCTTCCTTGGGGCGCTGGATCGAGACCTCAGCCCGGCCCGGGACGACGCGCTCTTTATTCTTGCCGTCCTCGTCTACGTACGCCTCATGGACGACGCCGATGGAGACGGTGGTCAGCTCGGCCGTGTACGGGCCGTGGAGGCGCTGGGCCGCGGGCACCACCCGCAGCTCCGGATCGAACCAGACCAGCCCCTGGGAGCGGCCTTCCTGGCGGAGGCGCTCCCACGCCACGCGGGCCATGTACCTGTAGGCGGCCAGCTGGTCGGGGGTGACCACGATGCTCGCGCGTTCATGCGCCTGCCTCGCGGCCTCATCGTGTCGGTAGGCGCCCATATCGGCGACGCCATGGAAATCATGATAGTCATCCATGCCCACAGTATAGCCCGTTCCGCATGGCTCCGTCAAAACGCCAAGAGCCCCCAGACACTATCGCCTGGGGGCTCTTGTGTTCTAGTGGCGTCTAGCAGGGCCAGCCGTCATCAAAATGACAGCGGAACATTCCTCCGAGAAGCCATCCGAAATACCTCCAACTCATGATTTCACCCCCTATTCTCCGGTCGTGTCGGGCCGCCACGGGTAGTCCCCCGGCGGCAGCCCCTCGCTGAACCTCGCCCAGAGCAACAGGTTGGGCACATCGACCACTACGTGCCTGTAGCCGCACGGGAACCTCAACTGAGGGGACATCTTGAAATCCGCGCCCACGGGCCACACGCCCCTGGCCTTCTTGTAGGCTATGGAGCTGCCCGGGTAGGTGCCGGCCGGGCGGGTCTCGATCGTCGGCGTCGGAGGGAGCCCCGAGTAGCACTCCCCGTCGGACGGCGGCATCAGCGCCTCCCGGACCAGCCAGCCCTGGGCGGCCGCGAGGGCCAGGCGCAGCGCCCAGTCGGGCGTAGTGCACACCCTCCGGACCGTCACCCTCGCTGCACCGCCCCTGGCGTGGGAGCGGCCGATGTCGGCGAGGGTGACCGTCAGCCGGTGCACGACCCTGGCCGTGCGGCCGACCTTCGTCACCGGCGTCGCCCCGTGGGACCGGGACGACCCCTTCCCCCACGTGCACACCGTATCCCTGCTGATGTTCTCTATCTCGGAGATGTCGGCGTAGGTCAGGCCCATCGCGGAGAGGGCCCGGACGGCGGCTTGCAGCTGCTCCACGTGCTCGGGAGCCCCCATGGTCACTCGCCTCCCTCTATCTCGGAGTCGCGGAGGGTCCAGCCGTAGGCGTAGCCGTAGACGGCGGCGGCGACGGTCAGGACGACCCTCCACGGGGTGGAGGCGGTGGTGACGGCGATGAGGGTGAGCGCGAGCCAGGCCAGGCCAAGGAGCGCCACCATGAACGGCGTTCTCATTATTTCATCAGTCCTATTCTCTTGGCGTAGGTGTCGGCCAAGTCGTGATTGGTCTTGATCCAGGATCGGCGGAGGTTTTGCAAGGATTTCAGGCCTCCGGGGTGGTGCTCCACGACGGAGTCGGGGAGTGCGTCCAGCACGTCGGTGAGGGCGTCGATCCCCCCGATCGTGTACCAGGCCATGCCGCTCTCGGATAGGCTGTCGGGCTCGATCGCCCCGATATCCCTCAGCCGCTCCGCGCCGATCGCCCACCGGGCCTCCGACGCCGCTTTGATGGCTTCTAGGAGGATGGGGCGGATCGGGGAGGTTTTGCAGCCGTAGCAGTCCAGTGCCCTTGTGGCGGCGTGGAGGGCGCCGGCCCAGTAGATGGCCCGTGTCTCGGGCGGATCCCCTGTACGGATGGAGGGCGCTGTGAGTTTCATTTGATGTACCTTTCCAGTGTCAGGTCGTATACGCAGTGGCAGGCGTCGTAGTAGTCTCCGCCGGCGGCGGAGATACGCTCGGTCAGGTCGGCCAGGTCGCACATGAACCGGGCGCCTGTGACGTGGAGGGCGCCCCCGGCGGCGGTCAGCTGCGCCGGGGAGTAGAGCCCGATCGGAGCCCCGGCGGAGTCCCCGATGGAGATGCGCCGGGCGCCGACGGCGCGTGGGAGGTTGAGGACGTAGGAGGCGCAGTGGGCGGCGAAGATCTCGCCGGCAGTGCGATCCCAGGGCCGGCTTATCTTGAACATCACGCCGCCTCTTTCACGACGCGCTCGTACCAGAGCGTCAGGTCGCACGTGTACTCGCACTGGCCGTAGGGGTCGAAAACGCAGAAGAGCAGGGATATGAGCCGGGTGTCCGGGTGTCCGGGAGGGATCGGGGCGCCGGTGAAGGCGTCGATCATCGCGAGGGGCGCCTCAGGGTCCCACCATGCGAAGTCTCCGTCCAGCCCAGCCTCGAGAGCCTGTTGAACGCGGTCCGCTTCGGCTTCGATGACGCCGCCGTCCTCGATCAGGTAGTCCAAGACGAAGTCCCGGATGTAGATACGCTCGGAGTATTCCATTTTACTTTTCCTTTCCGGTGTGGTAGCGGGGTTTGGGGAAACGCGGCCATGTCAAGCCGCGGACGGTGGCTGCGTGGCCTCCGGGCATGTGCCGGATAGCGGTGTGGCGGCCTCCGAAGTGCAGGTCGGTCCGGTAGACGGCGCCGTCGGGGTTGCCGACCAGGTAGCCGTCACGGTCGTAGTAGCAGGTCCCCTCGTAGCCGGTCTCGGCAGCGTGGCGTACGTCTCGGGCGATCCTGTCGTAGGCGCCGGGTGCGAGCTCGGGATGGTATTCGGGCATCTCTCAGGTATCCTTTCCGGGTGGGGCCCCGGCCCCCGGGAGGGGCCGGGACGGGGTTTCTTCTAGAAGCTGTCGTCTCTGATGAGGATGGCCAGGTCGGCGAGAGCATCATCGTCGTACCAGCCGTCCTCGTCGGGTACCAGCTCGGCGAGGATCCGGTCGCGGGCTTCGTCGGGGGTGATCCCGGTCTGCTCGGCGATCCACCATGCGGCGTCCCGGGCGGTCAGGTCGTGTGCTCTGGGGGCGTTGTAGAGGTACATTCTCGGTTTCCCTTTCGTATCGGCTCCGGGGCCT